AAGATGCAGTTTGATTTTCTGTTGAACTATATTAGAAAGAAGAAGCGATTCGCTAAGTGGGTAAAGCCAGAAAAGAATGCCGATCTAGATTTGGTTAAAAAGTTTTACGGTTACAATAACAAAAAAGCAATGGAAGCATTGACAATTCTGTCTGATGATCAATTGAAGTCTATGCGTAAGTCCATGTCAACGGGAGGAATTAAAAAGAAGTGATTTATAAATATTCAACATGAATATTCATTTTGAGGTTGATTGTGATGAATGAAATAAAAGTTGATGATGTGAGGAAAAAAGAACGTGTTGTAGTAAATATTAGAATTAGTGATTTGCTTGAAGTCGAATTAAATGATCCTGATGATTTTTTAAAAGTTCGTGAAACACTTACTCGTATAGGTGTTGCAAGTCGAAAAGATAAGACGCTATATCAATCGTGTCACATTCTTCATAAGAAATCGAAATATTATATAGTTCACTTCAAAGAGTTGTTTGCTCTTGATGGTAAGCCTACAAATATAGAAGAGAATGATATTGCTAGAAGAAACACTATAGCAAATCTATTAGCCGAGTGGGGTTTACTGTCATTAGTAGATGTGAAAAAAAGTTGTGATCCTGTTGTTCCTGTGAGGCAGTTCAAAATATTGAGTCACATGAATAAGCATGAGTGGAATTTAGTTGCCAAATATAATATAGGAAAAAAGTGATATGCGAAGAGTTGGCGATTCTGTTACTTCGGTAAAGATTGGTTATTATAAAGTAGAGTCAGATGTTCGTTCTCCAGAATTTTCGACATATGGATCTGCATGTTTTGATCTGTTTGCGTATCTACCTGAAGGTTCGGTTATCAAAGCATATGATTCCTGGAATGTTAATAGAGATGTTGTGGTTGGTGATGATAAATGTATTACACTGGTCGCAAATGAGACTGCATTAATTCCTACTGGAATTATTTTTGATATTCCGAATAAGTGGTCAGTTCGATTACATGCTCGCTCTGGTCTTTCGTTAAAGAGGGGGCTGGTGTTGCAAAATTCTGAAGGTGTAATTGATAGTGATTATGTGGATCCTGTATATGTGATGGTGCGAAATTCTAGAGATGCTCCTTTGCTTATTACTAATAATATGAAGTTGTGTCAGGCAGAGGCAATGCAGAATGCTTCGTATGGTCTTGGTGAAATAGATATTCCGCCCGGACAAAAAACAAATCGAGTTGGTGGATTTGGTTCTACTGGATATTAATTTTTGGCAGCCTCGATTTTGTGTAATTGTGTATAAATAAAAATGAGAGTGCTGATGTTCAGGCTCTCGTAAATTAAATAATTTGTCTTGCTTTTGAAAGGAGACACGGTATGGTTACCCGATCTACGTCTATTTCTCTTCCTACGGTTTTTAATGAACTCCGAAACGATCCTTGGCTTGTTGGATTCGATCAGCTTTTTGATCGTCTGGTATCTTCAAGTGTCGGAACAGCACAACACGCATCTTATCCCCCCTATAATCTCGTGAAAGAGAATGATAATACTTTTTTTATCGAACTTGCTTTGGCTGGATTTAAGGAAAATGAGATTAATGTTACTGTGACTGATGATACACTCACCGTTGAGTCTATTCGTGATACTCCTTCTTGGGAGGATCCATCAACGTACCTTCATCAAGGAATTGCGCGAAGGTCTTTTAGTCGGTCTTGGACACTTAGCCCGACTGTGGAAGTTTCTGGGGCCGAATTTAAGAACGGTCTTCTGGTCATTGAGCTAAATAATGTTCTTCCTGAAGAAAATAAGCCTCGTGTGATTCCTATTAATGGAAATGAATCTGGTGATGCAGAATTGCTGAACGAGTAAAAAAACAAGAAGGAGGGCCCTAGGGCCCTCCTTCTTTTATATATAAGTATATGAATAAATATACTTTCGTAAAACCGAATCGCGATGTTCGTAAAGTGTTTCTGCATTGCTCTGCATCGTCCAATCCTGATCATGATGATGTAGCTGTTATCCGTGAATGGCATTTAGATAGAGGATGGAGTGATGTTGGGTATCATTTTTTTATTACCACTAATGGAACATTACAAAAAGGTAGATCGTTAGAAGAAATACCTGCTGCTCAGGCTGGATATAACACCGGTAGTATTGCTATTTGTTTACATGGATTAGAATCAAATACATTTCGTGTCGCACAAATGGCAGCATTACAAAATCTTGCTCAACAAATAAATAGTGCATATAAGGGTGAGATTACATTCCATGGTCATTGTGAGGTTTCCGATAAGCGATGTCCAGTTTTCAGCTATAAAGAAATATTATCATTGGATAGTCTAGGGTATTTGACTAAGAAAAGTTTAGTTGGTCCAAACATTCTACAAATATTCGACAGAGGTATGGATGTCGTATCGGTTCAGATCGCATTGAATCGTTATTATGTTGAGAATAGAGACGAATGGAATCGAACATACGATAGCGAAGATCCGGATAATTATTATCCGATAAGGGTCGCTAATATATTTCCATTAGAAGTTGATGGGATATTTGGTGCATCTACACAGAGAGCAGTGATGTTTTTTCAGAAAGAGAATGACTTAGAGCCAGATGGTATTATTGGTCCTCTCACTCGTTTGAAATTGCCTTCAAGACCTGGAATATAAAATATGTTTTATACTAATGTTGTGATGTCTGGTGACTATCTCTTGGTCCGTGGTGTAGACGACCGCGGAAAGAGATATAAGGATCGTGTGCGCTATCATCCCACTCATTTTGTGACGAGTGGTGATTCTGATTCAAAATATAGAACACTAGACGGCCTTCCTGTTGAGAGTGTTCAGCCTGGATCGATTAAGGATTGTAGAAGATTTGCCGAGAGATATGATGGTGTAGATAATTTTCAAATCTACGGTAACAGCAATTATAATTATTGTTATATCTCGGATGAATATCCTAATGATGTAGCATATGATAAAGACTCTCTGGTCATTGCCAATATTGATATTGAAGTGGATTCGCGAAATGGTTTTCCTGAACCCGAGCACGCGAGCGAAACTGTTGTCTCTATCGCATCGAAAACTAATGATGGTCAGATTTGGGTAGTCGGCCTCAAGCCTTTGGAGCGACCACTTGAGCCTATTGGTAAAGTGCATTATATTATGTGCGAAGATGAGGAACATCTTTTATCTACATTCATCGAATACTGGAATGATATTGAGCCTGATATTGTTACTGGTTGGAATGTACAGTTCTTTGATATTCCTTATTTGATTAATCGTATTATAAATGTTCTAGGAGAGAAAGAAGCAAAACGTCTTTCTCCTTGGAAGAGATTTACGACTCGTAATACGATTATACACGGTAAGCAGCATCAAGCTATGAATTTGCTTGGTGTGTCTATACTCGATTATCTTGAGATGTATAAGAAGTTTACTTACACTCAACAAGAGAGCTATCGATTGGATCATATTGGGCATGTTGAGGTGGGTGAACGAAAGCTAGACTATAGTGAGTTTTCTAATCTACATACACTGTACGATAATGATTTTCAGACATTTATCGAATACAATATTCGTGACGTTGAGTTGGTCGATAAGATCGATAACAAAATGAAGTTTATCGATATGGTTCTCGCTTTGGCGTATTCGGCTAAGGTGAATTATAATGACGTGTTCGCTCAAGTTCGCATGTGGGATACGATGATATACAATCATCTAAAAACTAAGAATATTGTAATTCCACCAAAAGATAATTCGGAAAAGAACACACAGTATGAAGGTGCATATGTGAAGGAACCTATTTTGGGTATGCATAAGTGGATTGTATCGTTTGATTTGAATTCGCTCTATCCGCATTTGATCATGCAGTATAATGTTTCGCCTGAGACTTTGGTTGATAGGTCGAATGTATCAAAAGACATTACTAGTAATTTTGATTTGGGCCCGCATAAAACAGTGGCACGAATTGAAAATTGTATTGAGAGAATGTTCGATACTGAAGTGCTGAAGAGTAATGATTTAACAGTGACACCAAACTATCAATTCTTTAGTACCAAGAATCGAGGATTTCTTCCTGAGATGATGGAAGAGTTGTATGAGCAGAGAAAGAAGTATAAGAGACTGATGATCGAAACTCAGAAAAAGCAAGAGAACGATAAGAGCGTCGATTATTCAAACGATATTTCTAGGTATAACAATATTCAGTTGGCCAGAAAGGTTCAGCTTAATTCGGCTTATGGTGCATTGGGTAATCAATACTTTCGATATTATGATATTCGTCAGGCAGAAGCAATTACCAAAGCTGGTCAGTTGTCGATTCGATGGATTGAAGATAGGGTAAATCGATATTTGAATAAGTTGCTGAAGACTGATGATGTAGATTATGTAATTGCGTCCGATACAGATTCAATTTATGTCACAATGGAAAAATTAGTAGATAAGATATTTCCAGAGGGGGCATTTTCATTAGAGTCGATAGATAAGATTGTTAATTTTCTTGATAAGGTTGCCACAGAAAAACTTGAACCGTTTATTGATTCGTGTTATGATGAATTGGCTGATTATATGAATGCATATGAACAGAAGATGTCTATGACGCGAGAGGTAATTGCAGATAAGGGATTGTGGACTGCAAAGAAGCGTTACATTCTAAATGTGCACGATAGCGAGGGCGTACGTTATAAGAATCCTAAGCTAAAGATGATGGGCATCGAAACAGTAAAATCGTCCACACCAGCAGTTTGTCGAGAGAAGTTGACTGAAGTTTTGGGTTTGGTGATGAATAGCACACAAGAGGCTGTGTATGAATATATTGATTCATTTAAGAAGGAGTTTTACACTTTGAGCTTTGAGGATGTTTCTTTTCCTCGGGGTGTGAATGGTTTGGAGAAATATAAAGGTACAGTTACGTTGTGTGTCAAGCACACTCCAATTCATGTTCGCGGCGCATTGATTTATAACGACCTATTGGCAAAACATGGTTTAACTAAGGCTTTTCCAATGATTCAGAATGGCGATAAAATCAAGTTTTCGTATTTGAAGATTCCAAATTTGGCAAAGGATAAAGTGATTTCGATTGTAGATAAACTCCCTGATGAGTTTGGTTTGTCTGATTTTATTGATTATGACCTTCAATTCCAAAAGACATTTTTAGATCCGTTGAATGTAATTTTGGAATCTATTGGGTGGAGTTCAGAGCGTAAGGCTACTTTGGAACATCTATTTTCTTGAATGTGAGTATAAGTAGTATTGTAAGGAGATTAGTATGACCTATGATGATGTTACGCTAGAGAAAGGTGGAATACACTATCTCTGTGGAGACATTAATGACGAGACTGCGCGCATAGCTGTTGAGTGGATATTGAGAAATGAATTGGTAGATGAGCCTTTTGTCGAATTGAAGTTGCTTATCAATTCTTGTGGTGGATCTCTGACTGACGCATTTGCCTTAATTGATATAATGAAAGGTGCGACTGCAAAAATATCTACTGTAGGTATTGGTGAAGTGTCGAGCGCCGGCTTGGCAATTTTTATGGCTGGTGAGAGAGATATGAGAATACTAACACCGAATACGGCTATACTGTCGCATCAGTATTCTTGGGGAACTTACGGAAAAGAACACGAATTGGTTGCAGCAAAACGTGGATTTGATTTGACTACAAATATGATGATGAGTCATTATAAGAAGTGTACCGGTTTGACGGAAAAAAAGATTCGAGAGTTTTTATTGCCTGCGTCTGATGTTTGGTTGAGTGCTAAAGATGCATTGGAGCTTGGTATTTGTGATGAAATTAAGAGGGTCTATTAATGGATTATTTCGATAAAATTGTCAGTGATGTTCGTTCTGCAAATGAGTTTGTGGATACTTACGCTGATGTGGATCGATATATTGATACTGGATCTTATATATTGAATGCATTGTTATCTGGTTCGATTTATAAAGGTCTTCCTGGTAATAAGATTACTGCATTTGCTGGTGAGTCTTCCACGGGTAAGACATTCTTTACTTTGGGCGTTGTTGGTCAATTTTTAAAGAATAATCCAGATGGTGGTGTGATTTATTTTGAGAGCGAGTCTGCAATCACGAGAAAGATGATTGAGGAAAGAAATATTGATTCCAAAAGATTGATTATTATTCCTGTATCTACTGTCCAAGAGTTTCGACATCAGGCGCTCATGGTATTGAATAAGTATCTTGAAGATAAGCCGGATGATCGCCCACCGATGATGTTGTGTCTTGATAGTTTAGGAATGCTTTCGACTACGAAAGAGATGACCGATAGTGCAGAAGGCAAAGAGACTAAGGACATGACCCGGAGCCAGATTCTCAAGGCTGCATTTCGTGTACTTACGCTGAAGCTCGGTCAGGCTCGTGTTCCTATGGTGGTAACGAATCACACATATGACGTTATTGGTTCGATGTTCCCCACTAACGAGATGGGCGGTGGTTCTGGTTTAAAGTATGCTGCGGACTATATCATCTATCTGTCTCGCAAGAAGGAGAAAGATGGTAAGGAAGTTGTTGGGCATGTCATTCATTGTAAAAACCACAAGTCGAGATTGACGAAAGAGAATAAAATTGTCGATGTTCTTTTGAGGTATGATTCTGGTTTGCATCGTTATTATGGTCTTGTTGATCTTGCGGTAGATTGTGGAGTGTTTAATAGAAGTGCGGGTCGAATTGAATTGCCCGATGGATCTAAGCAGTTTGAGAAGCGAATTTATGCTGACCCTACTAAATATTTTACTGATGATATTCTAAAGAAAATTGATGAGTATTGTGAGCGAGAATTTACATATGGTGACAATACTGGAGAAATTGTAGATGCTGATGACTACGAGCAAGACGATAGCTGATATTTATGAACTTGTGGAAAATCCTATGGATGAGAAAGATGACCATTGGTGTGTCTTAATAAAGGAAACAAAATTCTCAGGTTTGCTTTATAAGTATAATGAAGTGTCGTTTGTTGGTGATGAAACTAAAGATGCAAAAATAACTTTACGATTTACTTATGATGTATTAGATATTCCTTCATCACTGCAAGGAAATAACTTAAACGAGCAGGAAGAAACAGATTTTAAGAATCTGCTTGGCGATGTTTTGGTGCATATTATAGAGCAAGATTTTGATAAAAGTGAAGAGGAAGTAGATGACGGATCGCGTAGAGTTAGTTATACTGAAAAATCTGACACAGAACGAGTCGTATACCAGAAGAGTAATCCCGTTTCTAAAGTCTGATTATTTTCAAGATTCTTCAGAGAGAATCATATTTGATTCGATCTATAATTTCATCGACAGTTATAATGATCTTCCTACCAAGGAAGCATTGTCGATTGGAATTGAAAACTTGACAACAATTAAGCAATCCGAGCTTGATATGGTTCATGGTTTGCTTGATGATGTGTTTAAGGAAGCCGAATCTACAAATGAAGAGTGGCTGATTGAACATACGGAAAAGTTTTGTCAAGATCGATCAATCTATAATGCGATCATGGAATCTATTAAGATCATTGATAATGATTCCAAGAAAGATAAAGGAGCCATTCCTGATATATTGAGTGGTGCTTTATCGGTTTCTTTCGATACTCATATTGGTCATGATTATCTAGAAGATTCTGATGAGCGATATGATTTTTATCATAGGCGAGAGAGTCATACTCCATTTGACTTGGAGTATTTCAATAAGATTACTGACGGTGGTATTTGTGATAAGACTCTGAATGTATTAATGGCTGGTCCTGGTGTCGGTAAGACTCTAGCGATGTGTCATTTTGCTGCATCGTATCTTAGTCAAGGTAAGAATGTATTATACATTACATTAGAAATGGCAGAGGAAAGAATCTCTGAGAGAATTGATGCGAATCTATTAAATGTGGCACTGCAAGATTTGAAAGATTTACCAAAAGAATCATATGACAAAAAAGTCGAGCGCGTTCGATCTGGGACAAGCGGTAAACTAATTGTTAAAGAATATCCGACAGCTCAAGCTGGTGTTTCGCATTTTAGACATTTGCTAAATGAGTTGAATCTTAAAAAGAACTTTCAGCCAGATGTTTTGATTATCGATTATATCAATATTTGTATCTCGAATCGAGTTAAGCCTGGTGGGAACGTCAATTCATATGCATATATTAAGAGTATTGCAGAAGAATTGAGAGGGTTTGCAGTTGAGAGAACAATTCCGATAATTACTGCTACACAGATTAATCGAGAAGGTTTTTCTAGTTCTGATGTTGGGATGGAAAATGTTGCTGAGAGTTTTGGCTTGCCTGCTACTGCTGATTTGTTTTTGGCTCTTATTACAAGCGAGGAGCTTGAACAATTGAATCAAATTATGGTTAAGCAATTGAAGAATCGATATAGTGATTTGGCGACTAATCGAAGATTTGTTGTTGGTGTTGATCGTGCTAAGATGAGGTTGTACGATTGTGATGATTCTGCACAGGAAGACATTATGGATGACTCCACTTCTTCATCACATAATGGCAAAAGAGATTACTCTGGAATTAAAGTATAATACATATAAATAATATTTGTTTTATGTAAAGGAGAAATCTAAATGGAATGGTTAATTGAAAATGTAAATGTAGTATACGATATCGTAGTTCAGGTAGTTGGTGTCGCTGCTTTGGTTGCGACTCTGACGCCCAACGAGAGTGATAATAAGGTTGTTGATGCGGTGCTAAAATTTGTCAATTTACTCGGTGCCAATTTCGGTAGAGCGACGAACGCATCGTAGTTTGATTTATAACGATTGATAACGATCAGTCGGGTAGGCGATCTGCAAGTCGCCTGGGAACTATATTGGATCTGTGGTGGGGCTAATCCTTTTTATATTATGCCGAATTATGTGAATTATTTAGAGACACTATCTTTGGTTGCAGAAGATATTGATATTAGTCAGATGAGTAATCGTGCTCGTCTGGCTGCTGGTTTGGTGTATCGAAATAAAATAATTGCCATAGGTACGAACCAGAAAAAGAGTCATCCGTTTCAGAAGAAGTATGGTAAGAATGAAAATTCAATATATCTCCATGCTGAAATATGTGCTATAGTCAATGCACTGAAAAGAGTAGACGAGAGAATTTTGTCTAAGTCTTCCCTTTATGTTTGTCGCGTTAAACATCCAACACACTTTGATCCTACCTTTACTTGGGGAATGGCAAAACCATGTGTTGGCTGTCAGAGGGCGATTGCTGCCTTTGGTATCCGTAAGGTGTATTATAGTTGCGAAGGCATAGGGAACTATGATATATTATAAATATTAGAATTAAACATAAATATGGGGTGCTGATGTGAATATGAAAGACCTTGAAAAATTTTTAGTTAGGTATGGCAAAACTAAAAAAATATCATCGAAGCGTATTGCTGTTCTTACTTCTGATAATCGTGTTGATCTATTGAAAACAATAGTGAACGATATACCAGGAGCAAAGTATGATAGTACGCCAACAGGTGCTTCTAGTGCTGGATCTGTTAAAGTCGAGTCGTTTACAATATTGGCCAAGCCGGCATCGAAGCAGGGAAACAAATCTGCTGGTATTGAAAATGAAATAGTGATGATAAAATCTATTAATGATATTATTGCGGAAAATGAAGGCGATCCAATTGATATTACAATTAAAGCTGGTACGAAAAAACAAGTCATAAGAAATGTCGTTAATTGTAAAGAGATGGGAAGAGATACGACAGGAAGAAAGAAAGCGGATATTATATTAGAGACAACTAGAAACGATTATCCAATATCAATCAAGAAAGATAATGCAGAAATTTGGGAATCAGCCGATTCATATTGGCACAAATATGCAGAAATATTGATCGATGAGCTTGTTGCTGCTGACAGAATTGAATTGAGAAAAAGCGGTCCAGTGTACTCGTTGTCTCCCAATTTTGCAAGGAAGGCTTCAAAAAAGGAAGCAAAAGAAGTTGTGTTCGGTTCCGATCTTTTGGTTGGTAATAGGGGAAGCGTAGTTCAGAAAACATTCAGTCAAGATGATTTTAATATGGATTATGATAAAAATATGCTAACAATTAAGGTATCCAGTATCATTAGAAAACCTGAAGATGTTAAGGGTGATCATACTGTTTGGTTTTTGGTAAGAAACGACAGAACACGAAAGACTATTAAAGAATATCCTGGCATTAGAGTTCTAGCTGTGTATGAAAAAAGAATTAATCCTAATGTTTTGAGGGTTCGATAATGCCTCATAGTTTTAAAAAATATATTAGAGATTTGTCGGAAGCAAAAAAAAGAAAAAAAACAAGAGGGGCTCTTAATACCGCTGGGGCGGATGTTAATGAAATTCTTCTAGGATATTATATGTTAGGTGGTAAGTGGACAGGATTTCAGGACTCGAAATATGTAAAGGGACAGTTAGAAAAAAGAAAAAAACAGATAGGAGAAGATGAGTACGCAATACAGTCTTTAAGAGCGGAACAGATGGCAAAAGAAGTTAAAATATGGACATCGAGCCGGTTAGAATATTCTAAAAGTAAGCCAGTGAAAGTTTGGTGGACTGCACGACCTGGTGTTTTGTCGAAGGCATTCGGGAAGGCGGTTGATTCTCGAAAAAATCCTACTGATACGTTAGTTCAGTATGATAATGGTGTGTTTTTAGGATTGTCGGCAAAATCAACAAAGGCTACTGAACCAGGATTCAAAAATCCAGGTATGGGCACTATAGAAAAGGCACTTGGTGTTGATTTGAGATCCGTTTTAGATAAAGAGCAGAATAAATTTATTAAGAAACACAATCTTTCTACTGTTCAGAGTAAAAGAAAAACAGAGATTAGGGCAGATAGTGATTTGGTTGCTGCCTCTGCCGCTGCCCGAGACATTACATTGAGAAAACTGCGTGATGCACTTATGAATGAATTGAAAAGCATATCTCAAGATAAATTAAAAGAACATTTAAATAGTAATTGGATGGATGTAGATATTATTGGTCCTCCATATATTAAAGTTACTGGTAAAGGCGTTAATCCGCCATTCACCGCAAAAATTATGGATCCTTTAGAAAAGCACGCTAAAATTAATTGGGATTATTATGCACATATGAAAAAAGTTGGAAATGATGGTATTGGAATATTCATGTCATATTCAAGTAGTGAGAATTCGGAGCATCGTTTACCCATATTAAAAATGCGTGTTAAGTATGGATCGCAGGCTATGGCATCTCCTATAAAATTCAGTGGAGAAGATTGGAAAGGATGAAAAAATGAAATCATTCTATCAGCATATAATATCTGAGGCCGCATCACCCGGGAAGAATCTTCACCTTGAGCATATTGAGGATGAAATTCTAAACTTTGGTGTTAAAGGTGGCCGCGCGTCTATTAATTTTTTGCAAGAGCTTCGCGATATGTTAGCGGGCAATTCATCCAAGAAGGTGAATGTGACTGTAAAGTGGGATGGAGCGCCTGCTGTATTTGCTGGCATTGATCCTTCTGATGGAAAGTTTTTTGTTGGAACCAAAGGTGTCTTTGCTAAGAATCCTAAGATCGTTAAAACGACTGCCGATTTAGATACTTATGGATATAGCGGTGGATTACGAGAGAAGCTATCACTAGCACTGAAAGAGTTACCAAAGCTCGGTATTACTGGTGTGCTTCAGGGTGATATGATGTTTTCTTCTGATGACCTAGAAATTAAAACTATCGACGGGCAAGAATATATCACATTTCAGCCAAACACGATTGTTTATGCGATTCCTACGGGTAGCGATTTAGCTAAGACAATACAAAAAGCAAAGATGGGAATTATATTTCATACGACATATGAGGGAGGTCCAACTCTTGCTGATATGACTGCATCGTTTGGTGCGAATGTTTCTGGTCTTAGAAGCACTCCCTCTGTTTGGTTCGATAATGCAGATTATCAAGATGTATCGGGTAAGGTTTTGTTTACCGATAAAGAGACGATTGAATTGACTCGTTATCTTTCTCGCGCCGAATCAGTTTTCCAAAAAATCAATACTAAGTCTCTTGACGAATTCATTCGCGCACAATCTCAATTAGCATCTGCTGCTGGTTCGTCTTTTAAGACCTATAATAACAGTTTTATTCGAGCTGGAAAGGCGATTAAAGATCCCAGAAAACACAGCATGGATTATTTGAGGTATTTTGAGGATTGGTGGCAGACAAAGGCAATCGGAAAAGTAAAGACTGAAAAAACTAAAGAAGCCAAACGACAGAAGATGCAAGAGCATATGAGAATCATACAGAAAAATTTGAAAACGATTCAACAGATTACGGAATTTCAAATTCATTTGGTAGATGCCAAAAGTATGATTGTAAAAAAGCTAAATAGTGGAGCGGGTGCGATGAAAACATTTGTGCAAACGCCCACGGGTTTCAAGGTAGTTGGTGACGAAGGCTATGTTGCAGTGGACCGATTAGGTAAAAATGCCGTTAAATTAGTTGACCGCCTTGAGTTTTCATATAATAACTTCACTGCTCAAAAAAATTGGAGTAAGTAAATGTTATCATTCGTTGAGTGGGCAGAGTTGGATGAGGTTCTGACCGCACAGCAAAGAAAGAAGCGCGGAATTCAAATGAAACGAAATCGCGCAAAATTACGCCGCGGTCGAAAGCGCGCCCGCCAGCGTGTCGCCGGTACTGGTGTTCTTCAGAGAAGGGCAAAGAGACAGGCTAGAAGAGATGTCTTTCGTAAGCTGACTAGAGGAAAGAATCCGTCTGATGTGAATCCAGCATTTAGACGGGCAATTGAATTGAGAGTGAAAAAGAAACAAGGTTTGATTGGACGAAAGACTAAACAGTTAGTTAGAGTTAAAAAGAGGGAAGATGTAGCGCGACGTAGATGAATAAATAATATATTGGCAGTTAGGCTAAGGGAAACCTGCTATGGCAAGAAAAGATACAGTAGTTATTGCTTGGGGTCGATTTAATCCCCCAACAACAGGTCATGAGGTTGTATTTCGTCGTGTCGCCAAAGAGGCTCGTTCCCAAAATGCTGATTATTTGGTCTACCCAACCAAATCTGTAGATCGAAAAAAGAATCCTCTCACCTTCAAGCAGAAGGTTCGATTTATGAAGAGGATGTTTCCGGATCATTCTAAAAACATTTCATCCGACGTATCTGTGAATACTGTGATAAAGGCTGCACAGAAATCGGAAAGTCAAGGTTATTCTAATCTGGTGTTAGTGGTTGGTGCAGATAGAGTAAAGGAGTTTGAGGATTTATTGAATCGATATAATGGAAAAGATTATGATTTCGATTCAATTGATATTGTGAGTGCGGGTGAGAGGGATCCTGATGCGGATGATGTTACCGGAATGTCTGCATCTAAGATGAGAGCAGCCGCATTTTCTGGAGACTATGCTTCGTTTTCAAAAGGTTTGCCTCGAGGATATAAAGGTGGTAAGGACTTATTTAATGCGGTGCGAAGTGGTATGGGGATTAAAGAAGATTATCAGTATGTATCTGAAGATTTAAGGTCTGGTGGTATTGGTGGACCAAGATTTAATAAGTTGCTTAGGTTTGGATTAGCAGTAGATGGTCAGGCTGATATACCATTAACCAAAAGAGCATTTAATAATTTCAAAAAGTCGCAATCCGATCCTACGATGCAACGAAAAGTTTATCAGACAACAGATAAGCTATTTGATTTTGTGATAGATGATGACATTATATACCATAGATTACTTATGCTGTTGCATAAAGACCAAATATATGGAGATAAAGAGATGACTAATGAGGTTAAAAAAGTAGTTGCAAAATTGCAAGAGAAGTCCGAAAAATCTGGTATCTCGTATGATGTTCTTGAGGAAGTGTTTTTAAGGGGCATTGATTCTTGGGAAGCGGGTGATTGTTTAAGCGAGATGGATGTATATCAATGGTCGTTCTCTAGAGTTAATTCGTTTATATCTAATGGTAAATCTAGAAAAGTATTAGATGAAGATTTGTCGGTAGAATACAATAGCAGTGTAATAGACGAAGACTTTGAAACCTTCATTTCAGAAAAAGATTATCAGGGTCGGTTATCACCAGACAAGATTGCGAATAGAAGAAGACAGTTGGCACAAAAGACACAAGCAGTTAGAATGAGGGCTGCTGATAAGATTAGACAATTACGTCAAAAGGCGCAGGACCGAGAAGATCGTCAGCGCAGAAGCAGGAGTGTTGTATAATGAGCAACGATAAGAAGACTACAGGTTTTACTGGTGTCGAGAGTCTAGACCAAGACTTACTTGATGCTGTTTCTGGTGTTGTTGATACCGAAGATAAAATTAGAATGAATGATCAGGATCAGTATGTGGATCGTGTTACTGCAAATCTTCCGAAGAATGATTTAGAGTTGATTTCTGAAGATGAGGATAGTGATTATGAGCCTGCTGATTCAATGGGTAGGCATCGAGGAGCGCATAGACTTAAAGTAAAGCCTATTAAGTATACTGCGGCAGATGAGAAAAGAGATCGTGAAGAACACAAACAGCGACAGAAAGAGATTCGACAACAGCGAGCGCAACGAAAGGCTTCTGGGGAATGGGATCGGGGTGCAGGTGCGGCTCGTCGAGATAAGGAACGAATGAGGAAGTTTCAACAACAGCAAGCCGCGAAGGCTAAAAAGGAATCTTTCGATGAACTAACTGATGAAGATATTGATAATCTTCTAGAGATGTTTATACACGAGGGTGGTCTTGATAGTGTGAACAAGAAGGCACTCAAGAAGAATTTTAAAAACCGAAATGACAAAGACATCGATAACGATGGTGACGTTGACGGTTCTGATGAGTATCTACACAACCGACGAAAGAAGATTGCATCTAAAGTGAAGGAAGGTAAGAACGGAAAGAAAGATCCTGTTGTTATTAATCCTACGGTAGAGTCTGTTGATTGGGAAGAAGCTCAATATTGGGATGAAGAGACTGTGGCTGACTTCCTCAAGCGAGGCGGAAAGATTACAAAGCTCAAGCCTCGTGTTGCTCGTGGTGCTAAGAAGAAGCAAACTATGAAGGTTAGGGGTGGTCGTCCAGGATCTAAAGAGTTGGCTCGCAAAGCTGAGAAGAAGATGCATGGCGAAGGATGGGAGGCACAGGCCAGTCCAGCAGAAAAGGCTAGGCGAGCACACCTAAAAGATAAAGGCTCGACAACTAAACGAATGTCTCAGGCTGGCACTAAGGACAGTCGTCCAATTCATATACCCAACAGAGAAACTGGTTCTGGGGGAATTGGTAGTAGAACTGGTCCTAGCACAAAGACTCAAAAGTACATTCGGGCTAATCCCCAGAGTGTGCGAAGAGAAGAAGCTGAGAAGTTTGACATCAAAGCATTTGTGAAGGGGCTTAAAGAAGGTGTCGTAGAGTGGGGAACAGACGAGGGCGCGAATAGATATAAGGATATGACTCCAGGACAAACTCCAGGCACTAACAATGTGCAGGGATTTGGATCCGATAAGCCTGATTTAGAAGAAGCTGGAGCCCGAGATCATTTTCGACAGTTTCAGAAAAAATTTAAGACTATGCCAAAAATTGATACTAAAGAATATCCAGATATTCGAGGATTAGAAGGACCTTTTAGATTCAAGAATGGTGCTATATTATATTATGATCCAAAGGAAGGAAAGTATTACGACAATAAGAAAGACATGTATGTTGAGAAATTGCCAGAGGGTTGGGAGATCGAGTAAGTGAAGACGTACAATCAGTTGTTGGTTGAAGTGAGAAGCGACTCGCCTATTATTATGTTGGATATGGATGGAGTGGTTGCTGATTATGCCAGAGGCGTGAAAGAGCTATGTGGAATGTCTATTGAAGATTGGAAAAAGCGATGCAAAAAAATGATTGACTCGAAAGGTAATGTTCCTCCTGAGGTGTCTAACAATAAGTTACACAAAATGATTGAGGATGCTGGTATTGAGTTTTGGGAGAATCTTAATTGGACGAAAGATGGAAAGCAGTTGTGGAATTTTCTAAAAAAGCATGATGTCGAGATTTTGTCTGCATACAAAAAGAAGCGAAATGATCCAAAAGGATATAGTCATGATGGAAAGTTGCTTTGGTTAGATCGAAATATGAGACTTCCTAAGAATAAGATTAACTTAGTAATGAGGGAAGATAAACAGAAGTATGCGTTAAATGCAGCCGGTAAGCCTAATATTCTAGTTGACGACTACATCAAGAATATTAGAGAATTTGAAGCTGCTGGTGGTATTGGGGTGCATCATACTTCAGCAAGTAAAACAATCGCAAAGCTCAAGAAGTTGGGTTTTGTATAAATAGATTAAAGGAATAGGTATCACATTACCGAAGGGAGAATTGATATGCCACTCTGGGGATTAGGCAAAGGAACCGGCAGCCAAATAGACAAATTACCTACTTGGTTGAAGAATCGAAATACATCCAATGGAGCGAGTGTAACTGCTGCTCCATGGAATCCAGGTGATGTTGATACTACAAATCGTGGTCGACCATTTACCAATGATGTTGGTGCTACATATATTACTGCAAATAGTATATCAAATAAAGGAACTGGTTTTGTTCATGAACAGAGATATACAGACAATTTGGGTAACAGCCGAGTCCGTCGAGAGGTTCTTGTGGCTACTAGTAGTGGTACCACAAATAGTAGTCTCGACATCGTTGGTAGAACGAATCCGATCAATACTGCAAATATCGTTTCCGTTGCATTTGATAAACAGACATATAATGAAAATGATGTGATTCAAGTTAAAGTTTCGTTTGATCGCGAAGTTATTGTGGCTGGCGCAACATTCTATACTGGTCCAAATATCAAGATGGCAAATTCGAGCGGTGTATCTCCTGGTTCTGTTGGTTCGGCCGGGATAGCGTATGCCGTATATGGTGGCCATGCTGGCCACTATGGTGGGCTTAACAGTCCTGGTACACAGACTATTGGTGAAGCATATGGAAATAACACAAATACTTTAGTCTTTGAAGTGACTGCAAACGCAACTCACGGAATTGGCACTGGTAATATTACTACTGCTTTTGCTACCGCTGGCGACGGCGGCATCGGCGGCGCGGATCCGAGCGTCGCGACCAAATTTTGGCCATCATTCTTGGCTATTCGTTTGAAAGATAATCCAACGGATCTTACATGTAATGTGAATACTCATTTTGCCACAACTTCGGCAGGAGGTCCAGCATCGGCATTTATCACCACTGCTAATGTTTATGTAAT